AGTTTCCATTTACGCCACCTCCTGTTTTTCTTCTTGTAATCCATAAAGGTAATCTACAACTTTCTGTGCTTTAGAAAAAGCACTCTGTAATGCTCTCTCGTCTTCCTCAATAGCAGTTATCCAGTTATTTAAGTATTTAGCATGGTTAGGTCTAACAGACTTCTCAACACCTAAAAGTCTACTCAGAAAACATGAAGAAATCTCTGCAACAAGTTCCTCTTCTGCGTATGGTAAATCTCTATCAAGTCTATCTTTATGCATAGTCCAATGAGCAAGTTCATGTAGTAAAACAGAATAATAATCAGATTCCCTGTGAAATGCTTCTAATAAAGGCATAGTAATCATATCTTTTTTAGGACTGTAATATGCTCTATCGCTTTTTATAACCGAACCATCAATATTTACTTCATCAGTATTCCAATCATTTATAAATGCTTCAGTATTAGCAATAAATGTTTGTAATGATGATCTTGTTGATTCTGTAAGATCAGAAGAATGTTTTACTTGATTTATATGATATTTAGGTTTGATTGTAGATATAGATGAATCTTCTATCTGGTTTTCGTTAAAAACATAATAAATCTTTTCTTGCCAGTAAGTTGGAAGTTTGCCTGTTTTTTTGTATCTGGCCAACTCATCTTCTTTTAACCATTCAAGTTTTTTCTCTTTTATCTGTAAAAAATGAACTGACGTTCCTTTTTCACCTTTCTTAATCTTGCAACCTGCATCAGACCATTGTTTAAAAGTTGCCCAACCATTACACTCATATCCTCTATTAAAAGTAATAAAGTCAAGCCACCATGTATTAATGCCTCTGTAATGTCTTCCTGTAAAATAGTTTTGGGGAACTTCCATGTTAATGTCAACCCAAGACTTTGACCAATCCATACCCTCAGTTTTCATGAGGGTAACTATTTCTTTTTGTATTGTTTTAAAAATTTTATCAACTTTATTCTGTTGTGTTACATGTTTGTGACAATCACACCACTCTATATTTTCAGGAACTAATACTGACGCACTACTAAAATATTGGTCGTCT